ACTGCTACTTTCATTAAACCAGTTTGCATTACCATATCGCCAACTGCTGGTTGAGTAAATTTACCTCCAGCACCAGATAATGCTTCGTGCATAACAATTACTACATCTTTTAATGAATAATTATTAAGACCTAAACTATTTGTAATGTCTAAAATTGATTTACCAGTTCTATTTTCTATATTAACTATACTTTCAAAGGTAAGTCTGAAAGTTCTTTCTTTATCTCCCAGCTTACCCTTGATTTCGCCTTTATACTGATTCGCCATTAGTGTCCTTTTCTATTAATTGTTCAGTTAATGTTTTTTCTTTTGGTTCAGATTTTTTTAGTTTTTTCAAAGTCTTATTTGATTTAACTATATCACTTGTATCTTTATCTTCACAAGTAATTTCTGCTCTTGTAGAATAAACTTCAACCTTTTGAACAATCATTTCAGTAACACCAATAGTGATATGGTCATAAGGTTTAACAGGAATATCACTTCTTGTTTCGATAGTAACTACACCCTTTCTTGTAACCTTGTAGAAACCATTATAGGACTCGCCTTGAAATTTTATTTCTATCACTTTAAACCCATCTGTATATTCCATATCATTTTCCTTATTAGTTATTAAGCATTTGCGTAAGTCATTGTACCATCTGATTCAAGAGATACTGAAAAAGTTTCTTCTCCATTGTATTCTCCTGCTCTTTCATAAGATGTAATTATAAATTTACCTTTTACAGTTGATCCATCTCCAAAAACTAAATCGTAATTTAGTGAATCTCCAGTAAATGCCGCACCTCTTACATTATTTTCTCCAGCAGAATCTGTAAATACTCCACTTGCAGATAAACTCATACTTCTGATACCCATATTCGCACCTAATGCTCTACCAATATCGTTTCCTGATGATCCATCAAATGTTGCTGAATCTTTTGCTGTTATGTCAACTGTTTCTCCATTAATAGACATTGATGTACTTCTCATTCCACCAATAACTACTGCTGTTCCACTACTATTTTCTTTCAATAAAAATGCTGAACCTTTTTGTGCCGCCATGTTATTTCTCCTTGTTTATTTTTTATTAATTATTTTTTAATTTGTCAATACAAAAACTCTAAATCTTTGCATTCCATGTGTTGTTAAACCATCATTTTCTTTTATTATATCAGAGAACTCAAATCTCATATTATTCATAGCACCTGATACTGATAGGCTTGACTCGTGTAATACATCATAAACTAATGACATAATTTCTTTTATCTCCTTACTTCCTCTATATCTTGAAAAAGTATGAATCATAAGGGTAAAATCAGTACCCTTTTTTGTTTTTGTTCCATCATCTACCATTGTTTGATCTCCGATCTTAACATAAGGAAATGCTGTATTCTCTGGTACAAAATCGTAAATATTATTTCCTCCTAACTTTGTTGTAAGAGGATTACTTGCTAATAAAGCATTATATACTGTTGTCTGTAATGTGACTGCAAAATCTGTCATTTAGTATATTCCATAATTTTTTGTTTAACTCTATTTAATACTGCATTTATAATTGGCTTTTTACTTTTTTCAAATGCTGGTAACATAAATGGTCTTGGTTGCATTTTACTTGTACCATATTCTAAAAAAGCTGAATAGTTTGCATTACTTTCTACACTAACAACATCACTACTTTTTTGTTTAACAATTATTTTATTTACTAAATTTCCTGTATCACTTGCTGGTGATTGTCCTGGAGCAGATGCTCTATGCTCTCTACGAGGATTATATTTTTGATACATAACACCTGACTTTGCACCTGTCTGAATACTTTTAATTGCTTCTGTTCTAATTAACTGTCCACCACCTTTAACTATCTCTTGAAAAGGTTGTTCCATATCTTTTCCTAATCTATTTAATTGTGATAATACTTTTTTTAAATTAGTAACTTTAATTTGAATATCCATTAGTTCGCCACATCTTCAATAGCTTCTAAAGTAATATAATTATTATTATCATTCTCATCATTAATCTTAACTATATTAAAAGTTCTAGTTCCAAATTTTATTCTCATATTTGTAGTTATAGCATTTTTAGTACCATTAAACCTTATAAGAAACTCGTATGTGTGTGGGTTTTCTATTTGTCGCCCTGTCTTATCAGAAAATATTTCTTTGCCACCTTTTGGTGTCATCTTTGCATAAGCAGTAACATAAGTAGTTCTAGCAGTAGTAAAACCACCCATACTATCAGTAGATAGAACAGCATTCTGCAAAGTAATTAAATTTTTAGTTTTACCTACTCTTGATACTGACATTTTATGCTCCTAAAAAGTTATTTAATCTTAAAACCTTATATGGTTTAAATAGCATTCCTACTGTATTAGGTATTAGATTAACATTCATACTTGTAGCTATCTCTCTATTTTCATAAAGATGTAAAGCTAACATTTTAATTCCTTGTACTAAAGGCTTTGGTACATCACTTGCCGCATTACCATATCCTGCTCTAAATTTTATTTCATAAGCATTAGCATTTCTTAATTCAGAAGCAGTCGGCCAACTCGTTCCAGTTTTTAAAACTACTCTACCTTGCTCACTTGTTGTATCTACATAATAATTTGAAGAAGCAAAAGTTGATGCTACATTACTATTATTATAATACTTAACATGAGTTACTGAAACTAAATTTGGTTTTGGTAATACAATAAAGTTTGAATTACTTTCTAAATCTGGTGCTGTATAAATTCCTTCTCTTAATTTTAAATCAGAGTAAAAAGGTAATCTATCTAATAACAAAGTTAAATCTTGTTGTGTTATTGCTCTACCTGTATAGGCTTCTGCCATATCTTGTGCTAAAAATATTAGAGATTCAATGAGTGCGTTTTCTGATGTATCAGAACTATCAATTCTTGCAAATAATTTAAAGTCAGCAATGCTAACTACATTTGTTGCCCAAGCTGTATCTATTTTTAATCCACTCATTATTTAATCCTTATTTTTTTTTACCGAAAACTTTTTTAAGAATACTCTTTTCTTTTTTTTCTACTTTAGTTTCCATTTCAGTTACAACTTTTTTAGTTGTTTCTTTTGCTACTGATTCAGCTTTACCATTATTGATAAAGTTGGTAGCTAATTTCATTTGCCATTCTGAACTCATATCATGCACACTATCTTTTTCATAAGTCATAGTTAATGAACCAAATTGATTAGCACTAGCTATTTTTGTTTCTTTCATTTTTATTTTCATATTTTTCTCCTTTGTAAATTTTTAGTATCTTGGGGAAGTTCCACTCTCGCTTTCCTCCCCCAAAAAATATTATCCTAAGATAATTTTATTATCTATAAATTAAATTATAGATTAGCACCTTCTGCTCCTGGAGCATGAAGTAAGTTACCTTTAGCACCTGTTACACCAAAAATAGTACCAGTAGAGTGAGTACCTGTAAAATCAAGTACAACTCTAAAGTATCTTTTTGGTCCAACATAACCAATACCATAAACAGCATTACAATCGCCATCTGCATCAATTACTTGCCATATACCAGTACCACCAACAGTACCACCAGTAACATGAGCATTATTAGTAACTGCCGCAAAGGTTGTATTATCAGCACTATCTTGTAGTATCAATTCAACCTTAACAGTGCTACTGAAAGTAACTCCTGGAGCACCTACATTAACCATTGCCATTGCACTGTTTCCGCCTAATGTATCAACTCCAGCCGCATTAGTATCTGCGGCTTTAACGATAGCATTTAAACATTCAACAAGTTCAATGTTGTTTTTTAAATCAAACATTTTTTATTCTCCTTATTATTATTAATATTAATTACTGAACAGTAATTTTAGTTAAAGCTTCATCAAGAATAACCTGACCACCCACTCTTCTTCTAGCAATGTATCTTACATTACCTGACGAAGCCTGTGTGAAAGGATCTCTCATAATTGATAAAACAGTTCTATCAACAATCATATATCCTCTTCTGAAGTCACCAAAAACTACTGGAACACTTGCATTAGCAATCGCTGGCATGTCAGTACACTCAACAATAGGGTGTCCTAAAATATTAGAACCAACGCCCATAGCATATACACCTGGTTGGAAAACATATTGTCCTTCACCATCTTGCATTTTTCTAACTGCCGCAAGAGTTGATCTAGACAGAATGAAAGAACCATTTCTAGCATATTCTGCTTTTACATTGTGAGCCGCATTAATTAAATCATCTGCAACAAGAGAATCGTTATTTATTGTTGTTTGTGATCTAGTTACTGGTAAGCCAGTAAGAATACCTTCTGGTTGTCCTACTGATGTTCCAGATACGAATGCCGCACCTTCTGCTTTTGCAAATTGCTCTGTAAATTCAGAGTTCATTTCTGCTTCAAGATTGAAAACTGAATCTTCAAGTTCTTGTTCAGAAATATCAACTAAAGCATACATTTCGTGTGCCGCAATTTCTTCTAAACCAACTGTGTATCCAGTAGTTTCACTTCTTGTACCTTGTTCAGCAACCCATTGTGCAGTGAACTCTCCAGTTCTTTTAGGAACTTGGATACTTCTTTGCGATGTGCTTCTGATTCTAGCAATCGATCTAATTGGAGAATATTCAACTATTCCTTTAATTAGTTCTCTTACATATTCAGGTGGAGCAAGGTAACCAGCTGTTGTATCGTTTCCAACAGTTAGAACTTTAACTTCATCTGGAGTTAGGTTTTCTTTACCTTTTCTTAACCATTTATCAAAAATTTGAACGTGCTTTGATTCCATTTTAGAATCGTTTGCAAATCCTGGTCTTGATATAATAGTTTCTAATTTAGCCATTGACTCTGCAGATTTCTTTTGTGCATCAGCTTGTGCTTTCATGCTTATTTCCATATCAGCAAATTTATCCATATCTTTTTCGATTTTAGATAACTTCGCTTCTGTTACTGGATCAGCATTGCCTTTAGATTCAACTTGTGCAAGTCTTTCGTCATTCGCTTCTTTGAAAGCCGAAAAAGTTTTTCCAAGAGTTTCAACAGCAGATTTTACTTCATTGTTGTCCATATTATTTCCTTTTGGTTTTATTGTTTAATTATATTAGCGACTTTATTTATTAAGTCAGCTAATTGTTGACTGTCACCACCAGCATCTCGCTGTGATAAAGATTCAGATAATGCTTTCGCACCAATCTTCGCCTCTGTTCGAGAAAGATTTCCTGCCTCACGCAAGATTTTCTCCCACTCTCGAATATTTTTAGCATTCCCTTTTACAGTTTCAATTAAAGCACTTTCATTCATTGGGAAAGTTACTAAACTGATTTCCATAAGATCAACTTCTTTAAGAGTTCTAACTCCTCTCTTATTTTCATTGTATCCTTGTTTCTCTGGGTCTGCTCTAAATCCTATTGACATACCATCTAACGCACCCATCTTTAAAAGTTCGTATGCTTCACGACCTTTTTGAGTACCCATAGCTAGTTGTCCTTTAACAAATAATCCTTTTGAATCTTCATACATATCTGTAAAGACTCCAATAGGTTCATCTGTCTTATGTTGATATAACATTTTAACTTTGCTTACTGGTCTATTTACTAATGATTTAGTAAAAGCACCTTTCTGCATTATATCATTACCTTGATCTTCGTTTCCAAATATAGAACCATAACCAGTAAATATTCCTTTATCACTTTCGGCTTTGATTTCTGATTCAAAAACTAATTTCTTTAATTCTGTATCGCATTGACATATGCCATCATCTTGGCAGACGCAAACACTTTTCATTGGTTTTTTCTTTTTAGGTTTTCTATAAGATGATGAATATTTATCTTCTTCTTCCTCATCATCATAACCTTTACTAATTGCTTCTTCATAAGAGTCATGGGTATTACATGGCATGTAAATAGTTTCGCCATCTT